CGAACAGAATACAATTGAGACTACTAAATTAGCGAATGAAGTAGTTAAAAGTAAGTATAACTAAACCAAACTGTATAGTATGGGATAGACATATTACAGTATGGGATATTAAAGATAATTAAATGTGCTTCAATTCTGGAATTGTCTAGACTGTAAAGGCTATAACGACGGATTAAATAGAATATGTGTTTACTGTGGATTAGATGTAGAGATAGCCGCAGAATATATCACATATCGTTATCAAGCTTTACTAGAGATTGAACGTGGAATATATGAATATAGAGGTTATTTAAGCATGGCAGAATCAACAGAAGATTTATTTGTTAAATTCTATAATCATGAAAAAATCCTTGTTAAAGACATGGATGTCTCTTCATTACGGCAACATAGAGAGGAATTATCTAAGGTTGCATATGAGGCGAAAGCTAGATTAACAGCCGCTGACGATGATTTAAGAGAAAGGAAAGCTAAAGATCCTAAGGCTCCTTGGCTTATCTCTACTAACGATAATCCATCTATTAGTGATGCCGTCGGCACTGTTAAGACTCGTCAGGCTCGCATGAGCAAGATGGACAAGATGAGAGCAGACCTACTAAAGACTTTAGGCGATGAAGAGTTAGTAGATGAAATGATTCGGAAGATGGAAAAGCGAGCTACAGAATCTACAGTTAAATCTCTTAACTTTACAGACAAGACAAACAAAGTAATAGAACAGAAGACAATTGTAGTTGAATCTCTTCAGCCGGAACAGAAGATTGTAATGGTTGAAACAACAGAGAAGAAACCATTCGACCCATCTACTCTAAAGTTTGGTAAATGAGAACTCTACCATTTCTAATGGAATTAGTATCCATAATTGGACATCTAATCTTATATTCAGTAATTGGATATTTGATTGGATATTCAATTTATCTACTTAGTTAACAGTAATAAATAATTAACCCACGGAGTGGAGAATGAAAATTAAGATTGAACCTTTTCTGATGCGAAAGGGATTGAAAGTAGCTAAGGCTGCAATTGAATTTGAAGAGGATTCAATTCTAGCCGGATTTCACCTAGTAGGATTTACAATCTGTGATGACCCACAAAAAGGTCTTTATGTATTGTTTCCTTCAAGTCTATCTAAGAATCAAACAGGAGAAAGTAAACAGTATTTCTTTCTTCGACCTGATAGCCGTGATTTGATTGACAAGCTTGAAGGAAAGATTATTGATGCATATGAGGATATGATTGGAACTAAGAGATGAAGCATAAGATTATAGTTGAAATTGAGATTGAATCTGACTACAGAATAGCTCAAGAACAGAATGATATTGTTAAGTCTGCAATCAAGAATTATGTAGCTCACAATTTCAAGTCATGCGAGGTTATTAGTATTAAGAATAAACCAATCACAGAATAGAGAATAATATGAAAGAATTACATCCAAATACGCCAGTTAGATGTCAAGAAGATAGATGCTCTAACTATTGGGCAGCTATCACAATCACATCAGAGAAATCATTCTTTAGATGCTACTATCATTGGTTGTTGTATTATATTAACAAGAAATAATATGGCACTAAGTCAAATACAGAGAAAGCTATGTGAAGTCTGCGGCAAAGTAGCCGTTGAGAAGTCACGTATTTCATTTGGAAGTGGCAAGTTTATCACTCTCGAATGTGGTCATGTAACTACTCAAGAGATTCTACAAGAAGCTGATTACAGTCTAATTAAAAGCAGTGACGGTCGGTCACTAATGCCATATCAAGTAGAAGGTGTTAAGTTCCTAGAACAAGCTGATGCAAAAGCTCTACTTGCTGATGAGCAAGGATTAGGTAAGACAGTCCAAGCATTAGCACTGTTAAAGTTACATCGAGAAAAGCTAACACCATGTGTTATCGTATGTCCTACTACAGTCAAGTTGCAGTGGCATCACGAGATTATTAGATGGTGTGGAGTTCAAGGATATCTAACTCAGGTAATTGCATCAAGCAAGGAATTAGCCGCACCCGGATTTGATATTTACATTACTACATACGATCTTCTAAAGGATAGGAAGAAAGGCTCTAAATCAGACGATGATGATGAGCTTGATATTGAAGATATCAAATCTAGTAAGACATTCCAATATGTAGATGATATTAAGTGTATCATTATTGATGAATGTCAGCGAATTAAAAATCATCTATCAGGTAGAGCTAAAGCCGTTCAGAAGATTGTAAGAGAAGCTAAGATTGAGCATATTATTCCAATGAGTGGAACGCCTATTAAGAATAATGCTGGTGAATATTTCACAGTGTTAAACTTAGTTCAGCCGAGATTGTTTCCACAATATAATAAGTTCATTGAGAATGATTGTGACTCATATCAAGATGGTTGGGGATATAAAGTAGGTGGTTTAAGAAATCCAGAAGCATTCCACGAAAAGACTAAAGAGTTTATTCTTCGTAGGACTAAGGCTGAAGTTCTTAAAGACTTACCAGCATTGATGCGTAAGTTTAGACACGTTGAGTTAGATAGAAAGCTCAATAAAGCTTACGATGAAGCAATGAAAGAACTAGAAGAATTAATGTATAATGATGAAATGGGTGGCATGGAAAGAGCATCTAATATGCTAGCCATTATGACGAAGATGAGACAGATTACAGGTATTGGTAAGGTAGATGCGACAGTTGATGATACAACGGAGTTTTTGCTTTCTAATGATAGACCAATTACGTTGTTCGTTCATCATCAAAACGTAATGGCTATGCTTGAGACTCAACTTAATAGCTGGTTATCAGATGGCGGTTATGGCAAGTGTCTAATGATGACCAGCGCGTTATCAGCAGAAGCAAGACATGCATTAGCCGGTAAGTTTAAAGAAGAGAACAATCATCGAGTAATGATAGCAAGCACATTAGCCGCTGGTGAGGGATTAAATCTCCAGTTCTGTGCTGATGCAATCATGGTAGAAAGACAATGGAATCCGGCTAATGAGGAACAAGCCGAGGGTAGATTTCATAGGTTTGGTCAGACTCATCCTGTATCAATTACCTACATGATTGCATCTGACACTATTGACGAGTATTTCACAGAGATTGTAGAATCTAAGAGAGCAATTGTAATGAGCACATTAGACAATAAAGAGATTGCTTGGGATCAACAGAGTCTAATGAAAGAATTAGCTGAGACTATTATCAGTAGAGGTAAAAAAGGATGGAAATTATAATCGATCATAACAGTGATGAGATTAGATTCAATAACATCAAATTTCACATTAATGGAAGAGTTAATTATTTTCAAACAATCATTGTTGAATTAGTGAACGCAATTGCAGAATGCCAAGCTCATTACCCTGGAAATGGTTTAGGAGTGCAAATCAGCAAGATTGATGAAGAGAATCAGACAACTATTGGTGATTACTAATTCTGTGGGATGCTTACGAATAAGCAAAGATAATGAGCGTCATAACGCGCGATGCAAATAAGTAAGTTGGCATTCTGACTGCCATTCATGACATCCCACTCTTTTCTGAGAGATTAAGATGAACATTGAGACATTAGAACAGCGACATAAAACATTAACTATTACACTAACTGGTCAAGACATAATTGACCTACTAAGATTATCTGGAAAACTTGAAGCACCATATGATTTTATAGCTACATCAGCACAATTTCAAGTTCCACGCGGTGGTGATTATTCTGGTATGCAACTTGATGTAGATAATGCAAGTCCTATTATAGTAACTCTAACAAGAACATGGATTACAAAATGAATGTTTATATTATAATTGATGGCAATCCAGATGATAATATCCAAATTATAGATGTTTATTTGAATAGACAGACGGCTCAAAAGAAAGTTAATAAACTAAAGAAGTCTGATGCTTATGCTGCTCAATATTTGGTTATTGAACGTTGGAAGGTTGAGATTAAATAATGGCTACAATTGATAGTAAGAATATAATTGATAATCTTATTGCAAACAATGGATATTATGAGGATGATCCTCAAGTATATATGATTGTTGAATACACTAACTCATATGGTAATATTACATATGGAGTTACTTGGAATAATGAGTCTAGAGAACGAAGAACACGCTACTTGAATGAAACACAATTCGTTATTAATCCTAAAGTGATTTGGCATTCAGAGAATAAGTCATGAGCAGTAAGATTAATGAAATTACAATTGGATTAGTTTACAGAGAATCAGATAAACCAGGAGAAGAATCAGTAGAAGATCAAAAGTATATATTCTATAACAGAGAGAAGAAAGGATGGTATTTAGATGATCATCATCCATCATTTCATCCATCTGAAGTTAATTTAATTTCTTTAATTGATAGAATTAGAATCCTTTACGCAAATGGTGCATTAGATCAGTATGATCTTGTAAAGAGAATCAAATGACTAACTTAAATGAAGTCAAATTTGGATTAAACAAATACTGCGGTCCAGCCGTCTTGTCGATTGTAACAGGTAAGTCAACAGATGAATGTGCTGATGCTATTGCTTACTTCACAAGGAATTATCAAGTCACAGGTGTTTACTTTAAAGACCTAAAATTAGCAGCAGATAAATTAGGATTTAAGCTCATAGAGACACCATTTGTAGGACGTAGCTTGTATAGTGCAATTACAAGTATCTCTAACTTAGATGGTATCTATATCGTAGAGCTAAAGATGCATTACGTCTGTATTGAGATTAGGGATAGACAAGTATGGTTTAATGATAATCATACTAAAGAGCCAATGCCAGCCGCAAGTAGTGCAAGACTTATGAATGGCGTAGTTGGTATTCATAAGGTAGAGAAGAAAGCAGAACCTAAATTGATGAAGACAGAGATTTCAATCAAACGTCAACAAGATAGATTGCAGTTTCAGATATATAAGACTTGGATATATGATATTGAGTCGGCTAATCATTCATCATTCATTGGCTCAATAAGAGCACAGAACTTTGATGAGCTAGAAAAGATTGTATCTCATTTGAATGATTTGTGTGTAGAATATAAAGAGAGATCATTATGACTGTGCAAGACTTAATTAACATACTTAATTCTCTACCAGACAAATCAAAACGAATATTTACATATAATAGTGTAGAGTGTATAGGCCCAGCTCTTATATTGGTAGAGAGTAGTGAGCGTAATGAATATTGTCTAGTTAGCGGCGCAGAACCTAATGAGGCATTCTATATTTTAAGAGATTATAAAAATGACTAATGATATTGAATTAGGACCAGGATCAATGATTCAGATAGAACAAACTAAGAAGATGAATGTCATACTAGATGCAAGTCAGTATGATATGTTCTTGCTGTGTCATAAGAGATTTGATTATAGATATAACATGAATAAGACTCTTCCAATTAAAGCCGTTCCACTTGACAAAGGACTCCTAGTTCATATTGCATGTGAGACATATTATGAAGCACTGCGTACTGGTGCTAAATATGATTGGGCAGTTAATACAGCTCTGATGAAGTGCAAAGCAGCCGGAGCTAAGTCAGATTTAGATAACGACATTTTAAATGTAGTTTATTCAACGATGGAACATTACTTTGATCATTGGAGAGTAGCCGACCAGCAATTTGAAATTGTAGCCGTAGAGAATCCATTCTTATACTTATTGTTTGAGAATGATGAAATTCGTATTTACATGGCAGGCAAGATTGATTTGATTGTATCTGATAACAAATATACTAATTTACCATACGATCATAAGTCATTTGAGAGAACATCTCCAATAAATGAGATGAGTAATCAATTTAAGAATTATTGTAATGCAATTAATTCAAATACACTGATTGTCAATAGAATTGGATTTCAGAAGACCTTGCCGGCTGAACAGAAGTTTCTTAGAGTTCCAGTTCAATATGATCACTTAAAAATTGCTGATTGGAAAGAGAACGTTGTATTGAATGTCATGGAATATATTGAATGCAGAATTACCGATAAGTGGCCAATGAATGAAACTTCATGTGACAAGTATCATCGCCAATGTGAGTATTATGAACTCTGTAATTCATCTGGTCAAGAAGCTAAAGACTTTAAACTTGGTATTAACTATGTTGATGCCGAGAGGTGGGATGTTAGTTCGGCTCTTAAGAAATCATCTGAGGTCGTAGATTCTATTAAGGATATCAATAATCAAGGATAAGATTTATGTGTAGCGAACATGGATTTCCATTAGTTATATGTTTAGGATTTTTATTATTGGATTCATTATTTGGCAACGATAAGCTATTTGCACTTAGGTTTCTATTTTCACTTATTATAATAATTAAAGCCACCAGTGATTATCTTTTGAATTTCTTCGGTCCAATGCCTTGGTCTTGTATCTACTGTGGAAAAACTCATCGGGGTTCGTTAGTTGATGAAATCATTACTATCTGTGATCATGAAGGTAATCTCTAATGGAAAAGAAGCACATTCATAAGCTTACTAAGCACAAGTATCCTACAGGGAATGCTGTGTACTTCTGTACATTGGATTGTCCTTATAAGATTGAAGTGCCATTTGCATTAGGTAAGCAGACTATTTGTAATATTTGTGGGGAGCCGTTCACCATTAACAAATACACGTTAAGATTAAATGAGCCACATTGTGTAAATTGTGGACGTGTAGAAGTGAAGGATGAAAATGGGAATAAGCGTTACATTAGAAAAGTTGGATCTAAAATATTATCTTCAATCGCTCAAGATACTGCTACAGATTTGCGGAAAAGGCTTGATAGTACTGTGGAGGCTATTGCTAGCGAAGACGATATTTAGATGTTGGAAGCATGACACTATAATGGTGCATGACTTATACAAAAAAGAAATTTATTTAGAATGCATTAAGACAGACTGCTACTGGCGATCAAAGGGAATGAAGCATGAATAAGAAAACTGCTAAAGAAATAGCTGATAAGATTAGAGCATTCATGGATCAGTATCCAGACTTAATTTATGGGATTTTCATTTATGATGACGAGAATGCTGCGGCTAGTAGCAATTATTGTCTTAGATGTATAAATGAATTAATGTCTAAATTTCTAGATGAAAGTGATATTAAGCATGATATAGATTATGATGTAATAGAAGGCATGTTTAACGACAACGAAGAGATAAAGCACTAAAGGATTATCAAATGCGAGTAAGTGACATCCAACTATCGAGAAACTTGTCTTTTCTGATGAAAGGTCCACCTGGACATGCTAAGACTATCAGTGCGGCTAGTTTTGCACTTGACGGTCCAGTCTATATTTATTATTGGGACAAGAAATCTCCAATTGAATTAGTTACTTACTTTAGCCGGATGGGATCGCTAGGTAAGAGGATTCTAGATAACATCGAATTTGATGTTTATGGTGCTCACAACGCTAATGAGTATCTAAACAAAGTTATTAAGATGGGACATGATTGTAGATATTTTGCAGTCATTACTGATAGCCTAACTCAGATGACAAGTGGAGCCGTTAACTGGTCGCTGAGCTTTAGAGATGATAGGAAAAACAAAGATAAGTTGAAAGTAATTCCTGATTTTGATGAATATAAGGTTGAAACGTCACTTGTTACTCAAGCATTAGATATCTTTAGAACAATGCCATGCAATATTATTTGGACTGCACATCCAGTTCCTTCTATCAAGATTGAAGGTTCTGGTGCAAATATTAAGATTACTAAAGTAAATCCACTTGTTACTTATGGAAGCAAAGTAGCCGGAATCGTTCCTGGTAATTTTAGTGAAATCTATCACTTCAATAAGCAGTCTCAGTGGGATTCAGTTAAATCTAAGAAT